GTGCGACATCACCAGCGAGGACTGGGCCGTTCTCCGCGCCCGCTTCGTCCTCGAAAAGGACGGGATGCTGTCCCATCCGCGTCTCGAACAGGAGCGAAACAGCGCAACCGACCGCAGGGCAAGGGCTTCCGAGCGTGCGACCGTCGCCGCCAAGAGCAGATGGAAGGGCAAGCGCGATGCTCCGAGCATGCCGGACGAATGCGACGAGCATGCGTCAAGCATGCCCACTACAACCACAACCACAACCACAAACAACCCCCCTACCCCCCGCAAGCGGGGGGAGGTGGTGGAGGAGTTCGACTGGAAGCCTCCGACCGATCAACTCGACAGGATCGCACGGTCCAACCCGACCATCGCGACCCGGCTCGAACGGGCGAGGAGCGGCGACCTGTTCGCCCGTGAACTCGACGGAACCCGCAAGGCGGTCAGCGCCGAGCAGGTCATGGCCGACGCCCGCGACATGGCGCACAAGGCGATAGTCGAGGAACTGACCGACGTGATGCAGGTCCTCTGCAACAAGGGACTTACGGGCCGCGAGGCGCTGCGGATATGGGAAGGCTGGTTCGCGAAATGGGCGACCACGGGCGTCCGCCCGAAGAACTCCCTATCGGCGGAACTCGCGGACAAGTCGATCCGAAACCACGTCGCCGTGTGGAAGAAGCGGGCTGCCGCCTAGGGCCGCAACTGCTCCATGCGCCGCCTGATGCGCTCGCGTACCGCCTCTGGCGTCATGCGCTCGCGCAGGCGCTCGGCAGGGGTCTGCGACTCGCGCTCGGACTGCGGCTTCGGGAAGAAGTCGCGCACGAACTGGTACAGCCCGTACATCGGGAACCCGGCGAACTGCGAGGCGGCGAGCATCGCGGCCACCACGCGCTCGGGGATCGGCTTCGGCCCGGTCGTCTCGCGCACGACCTGCTCCAGCGGACGAACGGCAATGGGCGTGAACGGCGCACGGCGGTACTGGAACGCGCTCGTCACCCATCCGAGGACGATCCCAAGGTAGCCGAGCGAGGACGACATGGCCTCGTTCGCGACCGCGACGGGCAGGCGCTTGGCCTCCTCCATCGCCTTCTTCTCCTCCTCGTCGCTCGGGCCGTCTCCGCCGAGAAGCCCGGCGAGGACAGACACCATGTACCCGACGGTTGCTGTCGACGCGCCACCGATGATCGTGCTGGCCGCCATGTTGGAACCGATGGCAAGCCCCGTCTCCAGCCGCCTCTCGCCCGACAGGTAGGCCCGCCGGATCTGGTTGCGTGCCTTGACCGGGTCGCTGCTGAACGGGAAGAAGATGCGCCACCCGGACGCGCCCTTGACGCGATTGTGCGCGGACAGCAGGCTGTCGTCAAACTCGTCGCTCGCGTTCTGCGTCCTGCGGAAGTCGCGCTCGGCGCGGAGCGCGGCCTCGCGCAGCGCGTCCTGCCCGGTCAACACCCCCTCGTCCTCGATCTCCGCGAGACGGGCCTCGACCGCGGCGAGCATGATCTGCTCGTCCATGTAACGGAGCATGTCCACCACCGAGGCGATCATCATGTTCGCGCCGTTGCTCGCGTCCTTGAAACGCCCGGCCGCATCAGTCAACTGCGCCGCGGCGAGGTTCTGCCCTGCCGCACGGAAGGAGTCGATCATCGACTGCCATGCCGTCGAGAGCGTCACGCGGTCGGAGTCCGACAGCGACCCGCTGATGATCGAGCGCATGTGTAACTGGTGGCGTCTGCTGAAGTACCCGTTGACGGAGTGGATCTCCTCGACGCGGGCGTCCCACGCCGCCGGGCTGCGCAGGCGCGACGCGGCACGGGCGACTCCCTTCGACCAGTACCCGAGCGGGATCTCGCTCGCGAGGCGCAACTGGCCGCCGATCAGGACCTTCGCGAGCGTCCGCGGACGCAGCGCGAGGACCGCTCCGGTCACGTTGTTCGTCAACCTGTCGATGATCGTCGGGTTGCTGCGGGCGGTGGCACCGACGCCGTTCGAGAACACGGCGAGGACTCGCTCCGCCGTCCCCTCCCCGAACTGCCTGTCGATCCCGGAGACGACCGCCGGATCGGTCAGGACCGTGGCCGCGTCGCGGTACGGCTGCGCCATGTGGATCATGTCGAGCGCAACCTGAACGTGGCGCTCCCAAGTCTGGAAGGCGTCGCGGTAGATGAGCGGCTCCGACCCGCCAGTGCGCGCCTGCGCGAACCCGACGTTCGTGAGCGCGTCGCGGACGAGGTTCCCGGCGCTCGCGTTCAGGATGTTCGCGTCAGACTTCTGCCTCGACTGCCGAACGCGGGGCCAGTAGTTCTGCACCACCGGGGGCTGGTCGCCATCGACCGCGAACACCGCATCCATCACGCGATCGCGGATCTGCGTTTCGAGGATGCCCTTCATGGCGGTCACGATCCCGCGCTCCTCCGCGGAAAGGCTCGACCGGATCGCCTCGATGTCCTGACGCGACGGGTAGAAGACCTTCGTGGTCGTGGCCCCGGCGAACGTGACCCCCTGACCGACGACGCCCGGCTTGTCCGGGAACAGCGCGAGCGTCTCGTCGTCCATCGCGGCGATCGACAGGATCGTCCCGACCGGGAGCGTCACGTCCTGACCGCCCATCTGCACCGTGCGGAGGTTCGCCGATGCGTCACCGAGCAGGCCGTTCTTGAGCGCGTAGTCGTTGATGTCCTCGTACCCGGCCGCCTGAAGAACCGGGACGACCTGCCGAAGGATGGACGCATGCTCAAGCGATGACTCGCCCTTCCCTGCCTGCGCTGCCGAGAGCAGGTCGTTGATGACCCCGGCGTCCGTTCCTTCCAGTTCCAGCATCATCGTGTAGATGTCGCTGTTCGCACGGCTGACGCGGCGGTAGAACGGGATCGTCGCGGCCCTGTCTGCGCGCTCCGACTCCGCAAGCGTCGGTCGCCCGGCCATGTTCTGGACAAGTCCCTGACGAAGCGCGTCGTAGCGGGCGATACGGGCGGCACGCTGCGCGAGGTACTGCTGCCTGTCCACCCGATACCGCAGGACGGCCTGCTCGACGAGCGCGGCAGCATTCACGACCGCCGCATACACCTCGACCGCATTGACGAGCGCAGGAGCAGCGCCGCGCTGCACTTGCACGGCGGCGCGAAGGCGTCGCCCGGTCGCGGTACGCAGCCCATCCTCTGCCTGATCGAGCAGCGACCCGATGCCTGTCCGGGCCGAGTACGTCATGCCGCGCTTGTTCAGCGTCTTGCGCAACTTCCTGATCGCCTCGATGGACTGCGCGATCTCGTTGTTCGCGGCGACCTTCACGGCCTCGACCGCCACCCTGTTCGCCTGCGCCAGCGTCTTTGCGTTGGCGACGCGCACGGCAAGCGGGCCGCGCAGGCGCTCGGGAAGCATCCGCACGGCATCGGTGGCGATGCGCCTGATGGCGTCCGCGACCTGCTCCTTCTGGTCGGCGCGCATCCGCGATATCTCTCGCAACTCGAACAACTGTCGCTGGAGCGTGTCCTCGCGCTGCGCCATCTTCTTGAGGACCTGCCGACGGCCTTCCATCACGCCCTGAACGCGGCCCTTTGCCAGCCCCATCCCGTATGCGAAGTCGATCGCACGCTGCGCAGCGGCCGCGTCCTGCTTGATCTGCGTCCTCGCCTCGCGCAGGGCAGGCACGGCGGTGTTCAGACGATCCTCCACGATCGCAAGCCGCTCCGACAGTTTGCGCACGACGCGGCGCTCCTGCTTCTGTCCGGCAATCTGCCCGGACACCAAGCCCTCACGCCGACCGATGGCGTAGGCAAGGTCGATTCGTCCCTGCGCGGCAGCAACCTCCTCCTCCATCGTGGCCTGCGTTTCCTCCAGCGCAGAACCGACCTCTCCGAGACGTTCCGTGAGTTTCCGAACTTCGCGGCGTCCCTTTCGCTGACCCTCGATCTCGCCAGCGACCAAGCCCTCGCGACGACCGATCGCATACGCGAAGTCGATGGCGCGCTGTGCCGTTTCCTCCGCGTCAGCAAGTCGCTGCTCAAGATTCTCGCCGCGACGGAGCGACGACACCTCCTGCTTGAGCGACTGCACGGACGCCTTCGCCGCATCGAGCCGGGTCTGCAATTTCGCGATCTGCGCGTCGGCAGCCGCAATGTCCTCCTTCGCCGCCTCGCGCTCCAGTTCCACACGCATCTTGGCACGGGTCGCCTGCAACGTCTTCTGCTCCGCGACGCGCTCCGCGGTCAGCAGGCGGCGTTCGAGGAGACGAACCTCGCGGATGGCGTTGGTGCGCTGTGCCGCGGTGACGTTCTGCACGTCGCGGATCTGGCGCTGAAGCACGGCGATCTGTTCGCGCAGGCTAGCCGCTTCGGAGTCGCCCTCGCGTGCAAACGAGATGAGCGGCGTCGTAACGTCGAACCGCTTGGACAGCGGGATGACGTTGCCCTGCTCGTCGTAGGTGATGGGGTCGGCGAGTTTTGCCTGATTGGAACGCTTGATGAGAAGTTCAGTCGCTCCATACGCGAATCCGCCAGCGTCTTCTGCGATGACTCCGTCAGCGTTGGTTTCGTCCATCAGAGCGTCGTATGCCTCGCCCTGTTCCGCTCCACCTTGTTCCTCAACGATGTCGGCGTAAATCTGACGAAGGCGATCTTTCACCTCCTCGCTGCGACTATCGACGATATTCTCGATCTTGAGATAGAACTTTCGAGGAGTCCCAAATCTCTTTGCGTATGTCAGGTCTGGAGTGAAATAGAAGCCGCGGCCAAGATTGCCGCCCTCATATCCCTCATAGTCAAACTCCTCTCCTCGCGCTTCTGCCTGCTCAATCAACGACAGAAACTCCTTGAAGTCCTGCATAGAGGCGTGATATCCAACATATCTGTATCCAGCAGCCCTCGCCGCATCGTCCACCATGCGCTGCGCCGTCGCCATGTCGCCGCGCTCAACCGCCGCGAGGTAGTCGGCGTCGGAGGCGCGGGCCATGCTGATGCCGGGCGATGGCTTTGCCGGGGCGGGACGCTCCGTGGCGAGCGGCAGGCCGGAAGCCTGCTCGATCTCCGATGCGATATCGAGCGCCATGTCCTCCGACCAGAGCAGCGTCCTCGCGAGCGGGGACAGCGTCGCGACTGGCTTCACGCCCTGAACGCGCTCGACCGCGGCGGCGCGAGCCATCGTGTCGATGACCGCCATAGCGGCGGCAACATCGCGTCCCATGAGCCCGCGCCGGGCAGCGAACTGCACGAATGGGTTGATGATCCCGCGCCCGGTCACGCGGGCGGCGGTCGCGCCGAACACCTCCGCCTGACCCTCCTGCTCAAGGCGTGCAGCGCCAGCACGTCCCGCTGCCTGCGGCAACTCGACCCCGGCGCGGAGCGCGGCGTCCTGTATGCGGGCAAGCGCGTCGAGGCGCGCCTTCTGCGCGGACTCCGCACGGCCACGCGCATACTGCGCCCCGGCCGCGTACACGGGCGCGACGCCGACGCGGTCGGCATACGCCTTCGCGATCTCCGGGCGGAACATCTGGATGTCGTGGAACACCTCATGCAGCGCCTTGGCACGGACCTGCGACATGTCCGCGTCCGCGTTCAGGTACACGACGCCCCGCGACTCCATGCTGTGGAACGCGGGACTGCCGAACTTGCCATTCGGGGCGCGGAACCACACGGCACGGATGCCGAGCGCCTCAAGTTCCTTCGTGATGCGGCCGCCGCGCTTCGGGGCCTTTGCCTCCGCGATCTGCACCCCGGACGCCCTGCCGACCGCGTCGAGGACCTGCACGGGCTCCTGCTGCCTGAACTCCATCGGCATGTCCGCGATCTTCTCGCGGGCAGCGGCGTACTTCGCGCCTGCGAGCATGCTGTCCGTGACGGCAAGACGCAGTTCCGCGTCAACCTGCCCGATCTCCTGATTGAGCGACTCGACCGTACTCGAAGGGTCGATCCGCAGACCCGGAGCGATCTCAAGTCCCTCCGCGGCGAGCGCGTCCTTGGTCGCGGCGTCGAGCGCGGCCTTCGCGTCCGTGGCCATCTTCTGCGCATCGGTCACCGCCTGCTGGCGATCCTCGACCGTGACGACCTTCCGTCCGGGACGGGCAACACGCGCCGGGCGCGCCGTCTCGGCCGCGAGTTCCATCTCCGCGAGCGCGTCGCGTGCGGCCTGATAGTCGGCGTTCGCCTTGTCCAGCGCGGCCTGCGTCTCGGAAACGAGCGTTTCCTTTGCCGTACGCTCGGAAGCGCCCGTTTCGTAGGTCGCCTGCGACTGGCGTGCGCCGACGAGCGCGGCATTGAGTTCCTGCCTGTAGGAAAGCAGGGTGTCCACCTTCTTCTCGATGTCGGCACGCTCGTCGGACAGTTCACGAAGCGCGATCCCGCGCTCCTGCGGCGACATCCCGTTCAGGCTGTTCAGGACGACGGACACCTCCGCCGCCTGCGTCTCGTCGAGTTCCTCCGTCCAGTTCGTGCGGGCCTTCATGGCATCGTCGTGCCTGTTCCGCATGACGACCTCGGCGTCGCTCTCCGGGCGGAACGCATCCTGCCTGTTGAGGTACGCCTTGCGCCCGACCGCCGCGGTCACGCCGCCGACGCCTCCGACGCCGCCAGCCGCAGCGCCGATGAACGCCGAGTACAGCCCGTCCGTCAGGTCCTTCGACAGCGGTGCCTCGGTGAACGGGGACTGGAGGACCGCGGACGACAGTTCCTCCGCGCCCTCCTCCGCGGACGACGCAAGCACGATCCGCGATGCGTTGCCCATGAACCCGCTGGCGATCCTCCCGGTCCCGTTCGTGGCCCGTGCGAACGCCTGCGCCCCGGCCTGCCCGGCCTTCGACGCGAGGATCCTGCTCACGGCTGGCTGACCAGCGTTCGAGAGCGTCGAGACGACCGCCCGGCCCGGACGGGTCGCCGTGATGGCCTTCGCGGCCTTGCCGACGAACCTCGCCCCGGTCGCGGCACCGATCACCTCCACGCCCGTCTCGACCACGGCCGCTGCCGTGGCGCGGCGCTGCATGGCGTTCATGTCGAAGTCCGACAGTTCGCGCCCTTCGAGCGCCTCACGCGCCCGCTTGGCGTCGAGTTCGTCCATGTAGGCGAGTTGTCCCGCCGTATAGGACGACAGCGGGATCGCGGCCTGCGCGGCGATGGCCGCGGCCACGGGGATGTTGCCCGTCACGACCGCGCCAGCCATGCCAGCGAACTGCGGGAGGCTCTGCCCGACGCCGCGGGCGATGTCGCCCATGACGCCCTCCTGCTGCCCGGCCGCCATTCCAGCCTGCGCGCCCCGTGCTGCGATCTGCTCCGTCCGCAGGTCTTGGACCGTCAGGCCGCTCCCGGACGGCTCAAGCGCCTGCGAGATGGCCTGTGCCATCATCGGGGCGGCTGGCCGCGCAGCCGTGCCGACCGTGACCGCGAGCAGCGGGTCCAGCACGGATTCGAGGAACTTGGCACGCATGCCCGGCGTCGCGATTGCCTGCGCCGCCTGCGTCATCATCGTCCGCAGGCCGCGCTCGACCTCCTGCGGCTCGGCCTGAATCGACGGGAACCGAACCGCCTCCGGGAGCATCGGCAGGACCTTCGGGACCACCAACTGGTCCTCGTACTCGCGGGCGGCGATGCCCATGAGGTCCTGCTCCCCGGCAGCCATTCCCGGCGCGGCGCCGGGCTCGATTGATGCCATCGAGGCAGAGATATCTGACAATGCGGATGCGATGTCGTTGGTGCCTCCGAATGCACCAGCGGACTCCGCTGCCTTCCTGATTTCGTCAAGCGCGGTCTGGAATGATGACATGGCTCACCGGGTCTGGAGTTCGTACACGATCCTGTGAATCTCGCGCAACTTCGCCACCGACTGCGGATCTCTTGCTTTCGCGAGCCTTCTTGACTCATCGACGAGGAAGTCGAGAATCGGAACTCCCTCCGGTACGTTCAGACCCATCTCCGATGCGCGGGAACGGAGTTCGTCGTCCTGCGAACGGGTGATCTGCGCGGTCGGCTGCTCGCCTCGCATGATCTGCGTCTCGGCGCGGGTCTGCTGCGTGGACGCCTCGGTGCGCTCCGTCTCCGACTGCATCTTCTCGATCTGCGCGAGCATGCGCTCACGCTCCGCGGGAGCCATCATGCTCATCCGCTCCGTGAAGGCGTCGATCTTCGCGATCTCCGACGGGGTCATCATGCGCGTCCGCTCGGCGGATGCCGTCGCACGCTCCGCGGAGGCGAGCGACGAAAGGCCCCTTGCGCGCTCCGACTGGACCTTCGCCTCGCGCTCCTGCCGCGAGATATCCTGCTCCGCACGGGACGCACGAACGCGGGCGAGCCCGCCAGCGATGGCCTCACTCTCCCCGGTCGGTGCCATGATCGGCCTGTTCAGGCGCAGGAGCCTGTCGGTCATCACCTGCGACATGATCTGGATGTCCGCCTCGTTGAACGGAAGCGACCACCCGATGTTACGGGCCAATGTCTGCGCCTGCTGCATGAGCATCGGGACGCGCTGCTGCTGCGGCATGGCGTTCAGGTTGTCGTACCCGAGCGTCTGCACGGACATGTCCGCGAGGTCGTCGAGCGCGCCGGGATTGCCCTGCGAGAAGTAGAAGGACGGGAAACTCGCGGTGCGGGCGACCTGCGCGGCAGGTGGAATGAGGTATCCGAACTTCTTCACGTTCTCTTGCTGCCGCCGGAGGTCGAGCACACGCATCATGCGCACCTCCTCCGGGATGGACTGGTTCGACATGAAGCCCTCGGCGCGGAGGTCCATCTCGTCCACGGTGTTCTGGACGTAGTTGTCGGCCAAGCCCATCATGGTCTGCATCTGGCGGCCGTTGATCGCGCCCTGAAGTTCCGCCTGCAACTTCCGCAGTTCCGTCTCATCCTTCTCCTGAAGGCGGCGGTACACGTCCTGCACGGTCGCGTAGGTCTGCGGAGCGTTCTCCTCCAGCCCGATGTCCGCGAACTCCATGAAGCCGGGAGCGATTGCCTCGATCTCCTTCGCCATGTCCGCGATCGCGGGACGAAGCCGCTTCGCGTCGCGTGCGTTGCGCGCCTTCTTCGCCATCGAGACGCGGGCGTCCGCACGCTCGCGGATGGCCGCGAACCACCTGTCCGGTGCCATGCGAACGGCCTGACGCATCCCGTTCTGGTCGGTGAACAGCGCGGCCGGGGTACCGTCCGGGAGCGTCCCGAAGTCCATCGCCTCAAGCCCGGTGTAGTACCCGTTCTCAAGCGCCTGCTGCACCACGTCGAACGTGGCGTACGGGGCGATCTGCCGTGATCCCCTCGCGTCCATCGCGGACTGCGCGATCATCTCGTCGTCGTCGAGCGGGTCGATGGCCTGCGCCTGCTCCTGCGGACGGACGAATCCCTCGTTCAGCGTGAGCGGTGCCTGCTTCGAGAAGTCCGTCGGCTGATCCGGGGTCGGGAACGCGCTCATCGGGAGCCTCCCATGAACATCACGCGCTCCGCGGCCGTCATGGACGGCGGAAGCAGCGGGGACGGGTATCCGCCAACCTTGATGTCGAACAGTTCAGGGGCCGAGACTGCGCGGGACGGCTTGGCGATCCCTGCGGCGATCCCGGACACGGGACGGGCAATGGCCTCCCCGCCGGGAATAATTGAGGCTGCGGCAGCCTGCACGGTGGTCGGACGGCCCAGATCCTCGATTTCCTTGAGGGTCTTCGCACGGCCGAGCAAAGCCTCCTCGTCCTGCTCCTGCGCCGCCGCAACGTCGAGCGCACGCTGCTCGCGCTTGATCCCGGCGGAGACTCCCGGCATGGCGGCAGTCATGGCCGCGCCGAGCGATGCATACGGGTTCTGCGGGTTGTACGACTGCAATCCGGCACCGAGCCCCGTGAGGAAGTTCGCGCTGAACCTCGCCGCACCGGAGAGGAAACCATCCCACCCGGACGGCTTGCTTGCCGGGGCGTCGAACTCGTAGTCGCTTGTCGCTGTCCTGTTGGCTGCCATGTGTGTTCCTCAACGCTGCTGGAATGCCTGTCCGAACGGGGAGATGATGTTGCCGACGCCCTGCCCGACGCCCTCCGCGATGGCGCCGATTCCCGCCCCGAGCAATGCGCCGCCCAACTGGTTCCCTGCCTGCATGTCCATCATCGCCTTCTGCGTCTCCGCCGCGTAGCGTGCCTCGATCGGGCGCGTCATCAACCCGAGTTGCGACTGGAGCGCCGCCGCCCGTGCCGCCTGTGCGGCGGCCGTGTACTGCTGGTACTGTCCGCTCTGGTACTGCGAACCAGTAAGCCCCGCCCCGAACTGCGACTGCGCCTGCTGCGCCTGAAGATTCGCGAGGTTCGCCGTTAGCCCCGTCTGCGAGGCGAACGCCGCCTGCGCCGTCTGCTGGTCCATGCCAGCGAGCATCTGCGCCATGCCTCCGCGGGCCGCGAGGAGGCCCTGCGCCTGCTGCGACTGCATGTTCGCGAGAGCGTTCGCCTGCGCCTGCTGCGCAGCGTAGAGGGTCTGCGCGTACTGCTCCTGAACGGCCCCGGCCTGCAACGCTCCCTGCGCGGCCACGGCGTTGATCGCGCTCTGGCCGAAGGTCGTGTTCGAGAGCCCGGTCAGTACGCTCGATGCCGTGGTCTTCGCGACGGAAGCCTCCGTCTGCTGGCGAAGGAGGGCAAGCGTGGACTCGCGTCCCGCTTCGAGCGTCTTGTACGCCTCCGCCCCGGCCTTGCGGAACTCCGCCTGCGATGCGGCGAGCATCTTCTCGTAGTTCGACACCGCGCCGCCCATCTCCCTGCCGAACGCTCCGCGGATACCAGCGGTACGCGCCTCGAACTTCGACAGGTCGATTCCCGCACGCGACGCGAGTTCCTGACGGGTGCGCTGCATCTCCGTCGCGTACTTCGTCATCGTGTCGGAGAACGCCTTGCTGTAGACCTCCGCGTTGGCGGTGCGCTCCTTGAGGAAGGAGTCGATCAGGTCCTTGTACTCGGTGCTGGCGAACGTGCGGGCCTCGCCGTAGCCACGCTCCATCCTCTTGATGGCCTCCGTGTACGACTTCCTGCCGCCGAAAAGGTTACTGAACAGTCCCATCAGTAGGTTCCCTTCACGTTGTTCGTATGGCTGACCGGGTCGATCAGCACCGCCATGCGCTCAAGAGCCCACGGTACGCCATAACTGTTGATTTGCAGATAGATGGCCTGACCCCTGATCCTGCACCGAAGGGAGTCGTTCCGGCCCGGAAGCAGTTCGTCCGCGAAGTCCGTAACCACGGCAGACGAGTAGATCGCCCCGCCGATCCTGTACCTCGGGGCGTAGACGTTGGCCGGAAGGGTCGGCAGATCGGACGCCGTTCCCTGCGAACTGTCGTAGGTATACGTCCCGCTCGGGGCCTGCGTCGTCGCGCCCGGAAGCGTCTCGTCCCGGCGGTACATGGTCCCGTCGTTCGTGTGCTCGATGGCCCAGTCGATGTTCGCCGTGTCTTGGTTGTACACCCGGTTCCGGCCCTTGGTGTAGGTCCGCGCCCCCGGATCCTGAATCAGGGTGTCCGCGGTCGTGTACGTCCCCGGAATGGGTGTCTCCCAGAACAGGTCGAGGTACTTGGTGAAGGACGGGTTCGTGCTGCCCGTCTGCAACCCGAAGTCGTATCCCGCCACCGGGTCGGAGGTGAATGCGGCAGGACCGCCGCCCTGAAGGACGACGATCGGGTAGTCAGGGTCCTCGATGACGTTGACGCCGACAAGGCTCTGCCCGATAGCGTCCTCCGCCGTCTCGCCGGAACGGACGGACAGGAACGGCCCGGTAAGCATGACCTGCGGGGTGTTGAACGCAGTCTCCTCCTGCGGCTCGTCCATCGACATTTCCAGCCGGATGTCCCGCATCATCACTTCCGCGAGATTCGGCTGGAGAACTGGTCCGAAGGTGAGGCTGGTGTTGATCCGCTGCGTCGCGGCATCCTGATTGCTCGGATTCAGTCCGACCGACTTGTACCCGGTAGCGGACTGCCCGTCCACGCCTGATGTTAGGTCGCGGTCGAACCAGCCCATGTAACCGCCGCTGCTGCCGAACGCGAGGATCGAGGCCCGAGCCTCTCCGGTCGGGAACTCGCCGCAGCATGTCGGGGCGCGGAAGATTGGCCACCCGGTCTGGATCGGCCAGAACGAGTCGGTCGGCTGGTTGTAGAGCAGGTGAATGCTGGTGTCGGGCATGTCGATGCGCGACATCATGCAGTAGATGTTCTGTGCCTCGGCGTCGTAGCCGAGAACGCAGTTCAGGTCGTCGAAGTCCTGCCGCTGGAAGTACGAGTCGAGTTTCCCGCTCGTCACCCTCCCGCTCTTGGTGATCTGGAACTCGTTCGGTACGACCCGGTAGAGCCCGTCCTGCGACATCATGTAGATGACCTGCGAGTCACTCGAACACCAAGCCCGTGCGGAGACGACGCCGACCGTCCGAGAAAGTTCTATCATCCGTGCGGAGTCCACCACCGGATCCGCCGTGAGGTACGTCGATCCGTGCCGGGTGGCGAGCATCAGCCCGCTTTCACCGACTGGAATCAACGCGATGATCGGATCTCCGACCAGCCCGAACCGCGTCGAGGACGATCCTGCCAAGGCATCGTGCGATGAAGACGACGTTGGGTTCCAGTCCTCCGGGTCGTTGATGTGGCACAGGAACCAGTTGGTAGGAGAATCTTTCCATCCGCTCAAGGCAAGGCGTCCACCGAACCTGACGAGCAGGTTCGCACGGTTGCCTGACTCGTTTCCGGGACTTCCTGCGCCGCTTGATGGCTTCACGTCCTGCTCGGCACCAGCCCACAACACGACGGTCGGCGTCGCAGCGGTCACGTCCAACTTGCGGTAGCAGAACCCGTCAGCGATGTAGAGGTACTGCCCAAACACCGCCGTCCCGACGTACCCTGTCGTCTTCAGTTTCTTGGTCGGCGTCTGCGTGAGCAGGGTCGGGCTGGTGCTGCCGGGGTCGATGAGGTACACCTGCCCACCTGCGATGACGAAGCACCGCTGCTTCAGCGTGCCACCGACGTAGGCATCGGCACGCACGATCGCCTGCACCTCGCGGGTGACGGCTGGTGACGTGTCATTAAACTCGAACGCGCCGAGCAGCGGTCTGCGCTGCCCGAGCCGCAACTTTCCCTTGTAGGTGTCGTACGGGACGACGTTCATCGCGTCGAACGTGAAGCCCGACGGGAGCGCGGAGAACGCGCTGTCCACGTTGATGCCTCGGTACGGGAGCGTGACGGGAACGTATGGCATCAGGCAGTCCTGATTGCGATGAACAGAAAGCGGCCCAGAAAGTAACCGTTGTTGTTTCCAGTCAAATTATTATTATTCGCTGTACTTGAGGTGATTCCGGGCGAGTCCGTAACAGTAAAGTCTCCAGATGTGTTTGTTCCGGCACGGATCAGCGTCCACGTTCCGCCAGTTGCCGATTTCGGGCGCAGGTAGTAACTTGTTCCTCCTGACGTTATCGCGACTGTCTCAAGCAGATTCAGAAAATCAAACTCTGTTGTGCTGTTGTCTTGCGCCCAACCGAATGTCAGGCATCCGATCTGATTGATTTCGGAGTAGTAATCCGTCTTCGTCTCGGAAGCAATGCTGCCGAGCGCGAGCCACGTCGACACGTTCGTCTTCGACACTTCCTGAACCGCGCCCGTGGTCGTCCTGCCGAGCAGCGCGCCGCCTGCCGTCGCGATGTCGATGAGCGAGGCAAGCGGGATCGTGTCCGCCGTCAGGCTCGCGCCGGAACCGCTGAACGTCGTCGCCGTGCATGTCCCGGTAATCGTCGCGCCGGAGGCAGTCGCCTCGATGCGCGTCGTGTTGTCTACGGACAGCCGAACGGACGACGATCCTGCGACGTTGTTCGGATCCGCAGCAATCGTGACGCGCCCCGTATTGTCCGAACTGATCTCGCCGTAAGCAGTCGCCGCGCCGTCGCTGTCGCGGATGATGATTGACGGGGCCGAGGACTCGACGTGGAGTTCCGCGAGCGGGTTTGCCGTACCGATGCCGAACTCGTTCGGAAGCACCGTGGCCGTGGTCGTGCCGTCGACAACGAACTGGATCTTCGATACGTTTGATGTTCCCGTGTTGTTTCCGGCATCGGCGTTGATCGTGATTGTCCCGTCGGCGTTGTCCGCGCTGATCGTCGAGTGCGTGCTTGCCGCCGATGCGGTGTCCCTGAAGCGGATAACTGGTGCAGTGCTTTCGAGATGGAGCAACGACAGTGGGGTGGTCGTCCCGATTCCGACCTCGCCCGCCGAGTCAATGGTCACGCGATCCGTGTTGTTCGTCCCGAGCCGCAGATCGGCGTTCTCGACGTTCGTGATGAATGCATCGTTGTTCGTGGACTTGACGACGAGCCCGCCGCTTCCGCCCGTCGTTCCGCTGTTGACGAGGTTGATGTCCGCGGTCGTGGTCGGGGAGACGATGTGCAGTGACGAGGCAGGTGACGGTGTCCCGATACCGACCTGTGTGTCCTTCGTCACCGTCACCTGCGTCGTGTTGTCGACCGCGAACTGGATCTTCGACGCACCCGTTGTTCCGCTGGCATTGTTCGCGTCAGCGGAGATGACGAGAGTTCCGTCCGTCGCGTTCGCGTTGATCTGCGAGTAGATTCCTGCACCGGAATCCGTGTCGCGCAGACGGATGATCGGGCTCGATCCCTCGATATGCAACTTGTCGAGCGGGGTCGACGTGCCGATGCCGACGCGGTCGTTGGTCTGGTCGACGACGATGCGCGACCGCGTGGTCGAGGTGTTGGTGGTCGGCTTCGTCCCGGTGAAGTACGGCATCTGGTACGGGAGGTCGTTCCACGCACGGGTGCCGTCACCGACCTTAAAGTTCCCGGTGTCCGTCTCGTACCCGATCTCCCCCTCGAGGAGGGTCGGGTTGGCGGTTCCGGCGGCCCAGTCAGCCGCCGTGCCGCGCCGAATCTGCAACTTGATTGCCATTGCCTATGTCCCTTTCAGAACTGCTTCTTGGACCGGATGACGTACCCGGCGACGAAGCCGACGGCACCGCACAGCAGCGAGAAGAACAGAGAACCGAGAAACGAGGAGAAGTCAGCAAGCATCTGTCTGGGCCTTTCTCTTTGACCAAGCCTTCTTGAAAGCGGCGTCGAACATCGGGTCCGACCCGCGCTTCGACGCGATGAACTCGCGTGGATTCTCCGACGACGCATCGGAAAGCATGTCGGCGGCCATCTCCGCCTCGCGGACCTTCCTGCGTGGAATCCACCCGATAGCGACCCTGATGGCCGTCCCGATCCCGGTGTTCCACAGGATGAAGGCCACGGCGACGACGATCAGCGCGAGGAACCCGAGCCCCATCATGCTCATCCATGCCGGGATCTGGTCCTCGACCTTCGGCAGTTCCGAGTGGATGTCTGCCGCGAGCCCGTAGATCGTCTCCGAATGGGAGATGACGCGCATATCTCCCGAGTCGCGCCCGATGGCGGACAGGTCCTTCGCCTCGCGCTGGATGGCGCTGGCGTTCGATGCGATCCGCTCCGACGCGGAGCAGCCGAACAGGAGGAGGTTAGCGGCGATCAGCCTCAAGTTTGCTCTCGATCTTGTGGAGTCTGTCGGACATCATCTCCTGCTGCGTGACGACCCGCATCAGGAGCCTGTCGTGGTGGATAAAGGCGGCAAGGACGCCAGCGAGGACGGTGATGGTGATGCCGACAATGGCGATCCAGTCTCGGGCGGACAGGCGAACGGTGGTCTGGGTCTTCTCGATGGTCATGGCTCTGCTTCTCACGCAAACACCCTGTATGGAATCCCCGGCGTCGGGGTAAACGTCGGCAGCGCCTCGACCTGCTCCTCGGTCAACTCGAAGGTCACCCGGATGTTGGTATGGAAACGCGGGTCGCCAGCCTTGATCTGCTGTCCCTCGATGTCG